GGTAAGTGTTACTTGCTAGTCACTCGTCCAGAAGTGGTGTCGAACCGGCCATCGATCACACGTCCATGCGGACCAAAGCGTCAACCGTATCGCCGTACATCATAGGCGCGATGTACTTGCCGTTTCTCTTACGATTTTGGATTTTTCCGTTCTTGCCAACCACAGTCCATGAGTCGCAGTAGTCCAAACACGACTGACAGACGCGGCCATATAAATCGACAAGAGCGTCATAATTGATACCATACACCTCCGTAAGATAATCCGAAAACTCAGCGACAGGATGAACAGCGCTCCGCTCCGTATACTCACGAACGTTCTCACGCCCACCCATCTCGGCAAGTTTTGTTGCCCGAACGTCAAGATAGGGGGTCTCGGAGAGTGCTTCCGATGTTTGCAACAACAGGTCCTTTATACCAGGCACGTGCCGATGTTCATAGGCGGCACACAAATACTTGCCGGCCATGTAATCTCGATCGTTAACCTGCAGATTACGATTAGATCTGAGGTTAATCTTTGCCAACACGCGCCCGAATTGTGGGACGGGACGTGTACCCACCGAGCTACGCACATAACGCTTCCGATAAAAGGTAGCGTGGTGACGAGTGGACTGTGGCACCACTTCAGCAGTCATACCGCTCACTGAAGTGACAGCTTCAACAGCGTCCTTGAACTTCGTCTCATCACCTGCGATAAACCCGAGGTAGTCGTCCCCACCATGAATGTTTGTACTTTCCTCGATCGAAGCGCGCTCCAGCGCAGCTTGAATCATTGCCATGCTCACATACGAATTGCCAGTAGTGGTAGTAGTCTCACCAGACCACCGCTGTCCTTTTACATGTGCAGTCACACCATACCGTGTCCACACACGAACTTCAGTTGTCTTTGCGAACTCACGTACAAACCAATCAGGGGCTCCCATTTTCCGATAGAGCATCGCCTCATACTTACGAAACTCTTTCGATTGGCTCCCATCGTTATTCTTCATGTCACTCTCCACAGCCTTACCTACGGCAGATTCCATGGTGTCACCGAGCTCCTCACCGGATACACCGCAGGCATAGATAACAACATTGCCCACGTTACCGGGATTCCTCTTTGAAAACACCATTTTCATGCGGCG